ATGGAGTTTTTAACAAGGGTTTTTCTATGCTTTTTAAGGTCATCTCTGTCAACTGGTATCTTTATATTGCTGGTTATGACGATTATAATGCTGTTTGGTGAGAAAATGAATATCAGAGTTAAAAATGCGTTGTGGGTTTTGATCCTGATCAAGCTGTTGACCCCTGTATCGGATCACATAGACTCAAATTTATTCAGTATCTTAAATCAGAGATATCTCACGCTGGTTCAATCGGAGCAGATTGTAACAAGCGGCAGCGCAGGCATGAACCAGCCGCTCTTAGACATGAATAGCAGTATGACGAATGAGGTTCCTGAAAACAGTGAGAACAATAACCTTCTCACCGCCATTTTACAGACAGCATCCATTATATGGCTGACTGGAATCGTATTGCTTAGTATTTTTTTATTAATTACCAACTATAATTTCAGACGTAAAATCTTAGGTGTAACCAATACTGGTGACGAGAAGACGCTGGCATTGGTACAAACATTGAAGGCAGATTTATCAATAAAACAGGAAATCAGAGTTGTGATAAATGACCGGATTAAAAGCCCATGTATTACTGGAATTATAAAGCCGGCCATATACATCCCAGAGTATATTCTTAATATCAGTAATTCCAATCAGATATCCCATATTTTTTTACATGAACTTGTTCATTTCAAAAGAAAAGACGTACTTTATAATTTGCTCAGTATCATAGCGCTATTAATTCACTGGTATAACCCCCTGGCATGGATTGCAGTTAAGAAGATGAGGATTTACAGAGAGTGTACCTGTGATGCTTGCGTGCTGGAACTCCTTAATGAAGATGAAAACATTGAATATGGAATGACTCTTCTCAATATTTCCAAATCCTATTTTAATAAGAATGAATATACCCAGATGCCCATTTACTTTGAAACCAATAATCAAATGAAGGAAAGAATAAATATGATCAAAAAATTCAGCAAAGGTTCCAATAAGATTACGTTCAAAATGGCTTTGAGCTGCGTTATCGCCGCCTGTATTATATTATCCAATAACTTACAGGTAAAAGCGTTAAACACGGAAAACATGATTCCCTCAGCCTCAAACGGACCAGGTCTGAAGGTTGGGTGGTATCAGCAAAATGACAACTGGTATTATCGAGGCGAGTTATTTAAAGATGCAGAAATGGTAGTAGGAAATGTATCGGAAGACTGGTTGTTTGATACTGGATTGTGGTACTATTTCGATAAACAGGGTGTCATGGTTCATGATATAACTCTCACAATTGACGGTAAAAACTATGATTTTGCAACGGATGGTCACTGTACAAATAAAATAGAAACAGGCTGGCAGCTGGATTGTAATAACAGATGGTACTTTTTTGATGAGAACGGAGTGATGTTAAAAAATACTACTGTTAATGGGAAAAAATTGGACGAAAACGGTATTCTAATACCAGAATCAAGTTTCATTTCAGACGATAAAAGTAAATATCCGGGGTGGTACCAGCAAAATGACAAATGGCGTTGTAAATTAGAGGGTGAAGATTTAGTAAGTACCTGGTTAAAGACCGGCAATGGTAAGTGGTTCTATTTTGATAATCAGGGGAATTTAGTCAGCAACACCACATTAAGAATTGGCAGCAAAGATTATGTATTTGCAGATAATGGTCTATGTACCAACAAAAACCGTGGGTGGGAGTATTATGGTGGAAAGTGGTATTATTACAACGAGAATGGAGAAGTATTGAAAAATACTGTTGTTGACGGTTATAAGATTGATGACAACGGTTATAGAATTGAAACCGGGAATTCAAATACAACGGCGGTGGAGGATCATTCACGTGTCGTGGGTATGAATTAAAATAATTTTCTATAAATAAATGTATGAAGGAGGGAATGATATGTTTTGTGGCAGTAAGACTTTGATTACTTTAGGTACGGCTTTCTTTATTATGGCAGCTCCATTTACTTCTATGGCGGCTTCCAGTACAATCAATGATGTTTCAGTGAATATCCAATCAGCTGGAGGAGCATCAAGCGGAGACGGTAATTTAGATGTGGTGGTTACAACTGATTCTAATATGTATCACTTAGATAAAGCATACGATATAGATGAGCCGGATGGTGATTTTAAGGATATTGACCGGCCAACGCTTGTGGTTCGGATCAGGACTGATGGCAATTATACTTTTTCTAATCGGGCTGTGAAAAATATAAAAATCACCGGAACCAAAGGAACTGTAATTGGCGGCCTGATGAATGAAACAGATATGAAGATATACATTATATTTGATGCCTTAAATGACAATAACAGCAACCATAGCCTGAATGTGATTGATCTTAATGTGAATGAACTGAAATGGGATAAGACAAACGGTCTGGTGAGATGGGATACGGTAAGTGAAGCCGATGAATATCAGTTAAGACTGTACCGTGGCAGTGGATTGATAAGCTCTTTTATTACGAAAGACACCAATTATGATTTATCAGCTTATATAACAAAAGAGGGTAAGTATTCCTATCAGGTTCGTGCAGTAACAGATTCCTCCCTCACGGGAACATGGTATAAGTCAGATGCTTTCCAGGTCACTTCCGAAGATGCTTCAAGAATCAGCTTTGGTAAATCAAAAAAAGGTCTGGAAGGTCCTGGAAGCCGTTGGCAATATAAGAATGATAAATGGTATTTTATGAATGAATCAGGAACTATGGTTACCGGTTGGATCAATTGGAAATCAAAGTGGTATTACTGTGGTAATGATGGTGCCATGTACACCAACACAACGACTCCGGATGGATATAAAGTAGGTAGTGATGGGGCGTGGGTGGAATGATAATTGCTTTATAAATAGGTATAACATACAACCCCCTCCTGTACACCAGGAGGGGGTTGTATGTTAATAGTAACTGTCAAATGATTTCCTATATCCTATTTATTCATCAAAAAAAGCGTTGTCATATTCTCTCATTTCATCAGTCACTTCTATGTCAGTACGTTCATGAGCTGCATTGGTGAGAAGATGTCGGTTGTTTTCTTCTTCCATCAACTGTATTTGATATAGATTCTTACTGTAGTCAAGTACTTTCCTTTTATTAGTACTATTAAGCTTATTATAATTAATAAAAAGCTCATTATCAGAGGAAAGAACACTGGCTTTAAGTTGGTTTGAACCAGGAGTCTGCACTCTTTCCATAGGTACATCAAAACCCATTAACCAGGCCTCACTTACATTAAGAGCTTTACCAAGTACAAACAATTTCTTTTGGTTAGGTTCTGTTTTACCAGCGCAATATTGGCTGATATCAGACTTATTCATCTTAACGTTATACATATTGCAAAAAGGAATCGCCAGATTTAATATGTCGGTCTGACGTAAATTTTTATCTTCCATAATTTTTTTTAATCGAATAGCAGTGTTTTCATTTTTCATTATATAAACCGCCTCTCTCTATATAATATATCATATGTCGCATAAAAGTTCAATATAACAATCCTGTGGTTTAAATGTTTGAACTTTTGCGTTGACAGAAGAATCTAATCATGCTATGATACGAATGGTTCAAAGTATTGAACTTTAAAATTAACAAATGAGCCACATAATATAAAATTAATAATATAGCCAAATGTGGTTTATTTTTTATTAAATTAGTTCAAAGTATTGAACATACAATAATTGCCTGAAATATAGTTGGCAAATATCAATGATAGCAACATGACTGTGAATAAAGCAAAAATATCAGGGAGGATAAAAGAATGGGAAATGTCAGACCTTTAAATTACAGCAAATATGGAATCAGTAAAAACCGTTTCTGGGAATTGTATTTTTGGTGTCTTCAATATGGAGAATGGAGAGAGGAGCTTAAGTATAAAACAGATACAGTTAAATCTGTGAGAATTTCCAGTATGCCATCATCTCATAGTCCTGTGGACGTTACACAGCAGCTTGCAATCAGAAGGGTAATGCTTGAGCAGAACTGTAAGCTGATCGAACAGACGGCTATAGAAACAGATGCGGACATTTACAAATATATATTGAAGGCTGTGACAGAGGAAGATATTACGTATGAATATTTGCGAATGATAATGGAAATTCCTTGCAGTCACAATACATATTATGACAGACGCCGTAAATTTTACTGGCTTCTGGATAAAAGAAAAAATTAAGATTGGTAATCAAGGGACAAATCAACATGCTATATTAGTAGTATGAAAAAGGGTTTCCACACAGGAGACTCTTTTTTATTATTATTCGCTACCTTAAAAAACAAAAAAGAAAGGGGAAAGAATCAAAGATGTCAAAAGCAAAAGACACAAAAAAAACAGTGAGAGAACCGGTAAAATTTAATAGGGAGGCACTTCTTGCAAGCAAAGAATTTTCCGGATATCAACCGGACTTTGCGAAGGTGCTTCTTACAAAAACGGAGTACACGCTGGAAGAAGCAAAGGAAATTCTTGATAAATTTTTTGAAAATAAGGAGGAGAAGTAAATGGCTGGAGGAACATGGACATCACAAAGCAAAAAGCAGCCGGGTGTTTACATTAATGTAAAATCAAGTATGGAGCAGTCGGTTAAAGTGGGGGATAGGGGAATTGTAGCAATTTGTGAACCATTGTCATGGGGACCAGAAGGAGAACTTATGACAATCACTGCCGGGGACGATTTTACGTCCTACATTGGTTACTCTGCAACCAGTGATAAGTCATTGTTTTTAAGAGAGATTTTTAAAGGAAGTGAGCGTACAAGCGGACCTGCAAAGGTTATGCTTTACCGTCCGGCTGCAGAAGGCTCGGCAAAAGCCAACGCTGTTATTGGTGAGCTTACTGTTACTGCAAGATATCAGGGTGTACGTGGTAATGATATTTCCGTTTCACTTACCCAGGACCCAGATGAGTCAGGTAATTATGTAATACGAACCATTGTAGAGGGATCAGTAAAAAATACTCAGACAGGAAAAACTGCTTCTGATTTAAAAGGAAACGACTGGGTTACTTTTTCCGGTAGCGGTAACCTGGCAGCTTCCGCAGGGACTTCTTTAACAGGAGGCAGCGATGGTACAGTAAAAAATGCAGAGTACTCCATCTTTTTAACTGCTCTGGAATCCCGCAATTTTCAGATTCTTATCTATGACGGCGCTGATAACACAATTAAGGAAGCATACACAGCCTTTATTAAACGGATGCGTGAAAATTCAGGTAGGAAGTGTCAGGCAGTTATGTCTGGTGCTGAAAGCGATACTGAGGCAGTCATCTCTGTTAAAAACGGGGTGGTGCTCACAGATGGAACTACACTTTCTCCACTGAAGACAACCTGGTGGGTTGGCGGTGTGCAGGCAGGAGCAAAATATACGGAGTCTCTGGTTTATGCCCAGTATCCCAACGCAGCAGATGTATCTCCGCGTCTGACATCAGCAGAAATTGATGAAGCGCTGGACAAAGGGCAGATTGTATTTTTTGAAGAATTTGGTTCCGTTAAGATCGTGTCAGATATTAACACACTTACTTCTTACACGGCAAACAAAGGAGAAGCATTCAGCTTAAACCAGGTAATTCGGACTGCTGATACTCTTACCAGCGATATTTATAAGAATTTCTCCCAGAACTTTGTTGGGAAGACTCAGAACAACGCTACGGGCCGGGATTTATTAAAATCCTGGATTGTGGGGTATTTAAATGAGATTCAGGCAAATGGAGGAATCCAGAATTTTGAATCTGATGATGTGGTCGTAGAAGCGGGAAATGCACTGAATGCAGTTTTAATAACACTGGCAATTCAGCCGGTAGCTGCAGTGGAAAAAATTTATATCACAGCAACCCTGACGGATTAGGAGGAGGTAGATTATGAGCTTTTTATTAGAACGCGATGCTTTAAACGGAAAGGCCGGAAGAGCCTTTGCAGTAATAGACGGACGTAATGTGGAGATGTTCGGATTAAAGAAAATTCAGGCAGATGCAGAGTTTCAGGAATCTGATTTTAAGGTGGTTGGAACCAATCTGGTACAGAAAAAGACATCAGGTGTTTCCCTTACCGGCTCTGCCACGGTATATTATGGCACACCTGAATTTTTAAACATGCTTAAAACTTATTTAAAAACGGGAGCACTTCCGTATTTTACAATTCAGATTACTAATGAAGATGAAGGAAGTTCCATTGGCAGCCAGACGGTAGCTCTTTATAACGTAAAGCTCCAGAAGCTCCCCATTGCAATGCTGGACGCAGATACAGAGTTTTTAACAATGGATATTGCATTCAGCTTTACTAACGTAGAAGTATTAAACGCATTTTCAACCCCGGTACAGCTGGGAGAATAGGAGGATTTTATGAGTGCATTAAAAGCATTTTTACAGCCATCAGTGGAGGGAGTAACCAAAGAGGTGATTATTTCCGAACGTTTTAAAGGAGATGATGGGAAGCCTGTCCCATTTGTGATCAAAGCTATTTCCCAGAAGGAAAATGAGAAGCTTGCCCGCATGAGCCGGAAAACAGCTAAGGTTGATGGAGTTCCGGTAGAGAAAACAGACAGCATTCTTTATACCAGAAGACTGATTCTTGCATGTGTTCAGGAGCCGGATTTCAGCGATCAGGAAATGTGTAAATATTACGGAACAGAAGATCCCCTGGAGGTTCCTTCCCAGATGCTGAGCGTGGGAGAATATAACCGTTTATCCAATGCGATCCTGGAATTAAACGACATGAAGAGCATGGGAGAAAAGATTGAAGAAGCAAAAAACTATTAAACGGGGGAGATATGGACGTGCAGTTGGCTTACTACATGTTTGTTAACCACGGCTGCTTCCCCGGGGAAGTTTCCAGGCTTCCGGAAAACGATAGAATATTAATGTTCCAGATGGCGGTGAAAGAAATTAATAGCCGACCAAAGAAGTAGAGGAGGAACAATGGGAAAGATAACAGGAGAATTAGTAATCAGTGATCAGTTTAGTAAATCTTTTTCCAGGTTCATTGACCTTGGGAATTCTTCGGTACAGCAAATGGGGCGGATTAATCAGGCTGCAGTAGAAGCCGAACTGACTATACGCCGTTCTTTTAGCGGAGCAGCGGTGGCAATGGCTGGAGATATTGCTCAGTCAAGCAGTGGTGCGGTAATGGAGTTGAGCCGCATCACTGACTCCTTTCAAAGCATGGGTGGTAATTCCCAGCTGGTAGCTGTTCAAAGTATGAGCGAGTTGAACCTGAGTATAAAAGGTGTGATTAATAATACTGAAAAAGCTGAGGAAAAGCAGGAGAAACACAATAAAAAGATAAAACAGGCAGAAGAATTTGGTAAAAAACTGGCATCTACAATCAAAAAAGTGGGATCCCTTGGAGTGACTGCTGGAAAAGGGTTATTTGGGCTTTCAGATAAAATGTCCCTGTCAAATACAAAAATTAACTCTATGAATAAGAGTTTTCAGCCCGTTGGGGATTCTTCAGTACAGGGAGCTGGAGCTGCGAGTAACAGTTTAGAGGAGACCAGCCGGATACAGGAATTAATTTATCAATCTGCCCAACGAACCAGAATGAGCTATCTTGGAACTGTAGATGCTGTTACTGCACTGGCAAAAGGAGCTGGTAATGCTTTTTCCAGCAGCGATGAAGTTGTTGCATTTGCAGAAAATATGAACAAACAGCTGAAGTCAGCAGGTGCAAGTCAGCAAGAATCGGCCTCTGCATCTGAGCAGCTTACGAAGGCATTAAGCTCGGGAGTGCTTACCAGTGAACAGTTTAATACTGTTGCCAAAACTGCTCCCAATATTATTCAAACAATTGCCGATTATATGGGAATGCCTGTAAAAGAAGTCAGGAGTCTTGCTGCAGAAGGAAAGATCACTGCAGACATAGTAAAAAACGCCATGTTGGGAGCAACAGATAATATTAATGAAGAGTTTAAAAATGTGCCAATGACATGGTCAGAGGCATGGGGATTTATTCAAAATGCAGCAACATATTCTCTGGGCGGGGTTACAGACAAGATTAATAAATTTTTAAACAGTGATACAGCGCAGAAAGCACTTGGGGGAATCGTAGGTGCAATTGATATTATGGCTGATGTGGCAGAAGGTGCAGTAGGATTGCTGACGGCGGGGGCAGGGTTTATTGCTGATAACTGGAATTATGTGTATCCTGTACTCATTGGTATCGGAGCGGCTTTTGCAGCAGCTGGAGTTATTGGTATGATTTCCGGATTGGGGGCAGCCGCAGCCTGGTTAGCCACCATACTGCCATTCCTGTTAATTGCAGCCGCAGTTGCCGGACTCATTTTACTACTTTCTAATGCTGGTGTAGCCTTTGAACAAACAGGGCAGGTAGTTGGGTCAGTGTTTGGTATTATTTATGCGGTAGGATATAACCTTATTGCAGATTTATGGAATCTAATTGCTGTTTTTGCTGAGTTTTTCGCAAATGTATTAGATGATCCGGCTGCAGCAATTGCACGTCTTATGACGGGATTATTTGATACTATTCTAGGAATAATCGAGACGGTAGCAGGCGCAATTGATGCATTAGTAAAGACAGATATGTCAGGAGCTATAGCTGGATTCCGTAAAAGTTTAAATGAAAAAATGGATGAAAATTTTGGTGACCAGAAAGTTACTATCGAGAGAATGACCAAACTTGATACAGGAGAAACCGCCAAAAGTGCTGGAGATTATCTTGGTAATGCAGGAAAAAGCCTGGATAATATGAATCTCAGTCCGGATAGTTTGCTATCAATAGCTACAGATTCAATGGGAGGAAACAAAGGTTACGACCCCCTAGCTGATAATATAAAAAATATTGAAAGCATGGGAAATACAGGAAATGTAGAAAATGTCGGCAAAGTTGGCAGCGTGGAAAAAATCAATCAGGATGTAAACATTGCTGATGAAAACATTAAACTTCTCAGAGATTTATCAGAGCGGCAGTATGTAGCCCTTGTTAACCTGACGGTACCACAGACCAATGCGACGATTAACCAGACTGTACATGGCGGCGGCGGATCTGATGTAGATTCCATAGTGGGTGCGCTAAACAATATACTTGGAGTACAGCAGTCAGTCAGCAGCAATGTATTAGTAACCTAGGAGGAATTATGCGAAACAGATATAAATTTTTTGCTGATATTGGTGGAGACACCATAGAATTCCCTGTCAATCCAAAAGAGTATACCATTTCATATCCGGCCGATCATAAAACCTATGACATATTGGATATAGGTGAAATTATAGTTCCCAGGCTGCCTTCTTTAATGGAGGTATCCTGGGACTCCTATTTCCCGGGAAACAGTAATGATCCGCTGATATACGGACATGACTGGATGGAGCCAGGGGACTATGTGGAAGCCATAAAGGATGCCATGGATAATCAGGAAATCTGTGATCTTGTCATAAGCCGGTATGGTGCAGGCGGAAGCAGGATGTATGATACCAATATCAGTGCAGTAATAGCTGATTTTGAAACAACGGAAAAGGGTGGGGAAGCAGGAGACGTATACTACAAAATTAAATTTAAAGAATATCGGAATTACGCACCTATACAAATATCCCTCCAAAATAATAACAATACAGACAGTGCTTCCAATTCCGAAAATACACAAAGAGGCGCATCCCCTGCTTTGGAATTAAGGGTAGGAGCCACTGTTATCGCAAATGGCACCTACTATAGCAGCAGTTATGGGGACAAGCCCACTGGTACGGCTAATAACTTATCTACTGTAGTCTCAAGGATTATTCCAGATGCTTCCAGACCTTATCCAATTCTAATCGGGGGAAGCCGTGGCTGGATTAAGGCAGATCAGCTGCAGGTGACCGGATGAGTTATAAACTTCTGGTTTTGAATACTGAAACCAACACCTTATTTGATTATGCTCCTGTGACCGAAAGCGTCACTTATACAACCAACAGAAACGGAAGTGCGGGTACTCTGACATTTACTTTACTTAAAAACCAATCCCTGAACCTTACGGAAGGTGCAAGAGTTCAATTCTATGTTGATGGAAAAGAAATATTCCAGGGATTTGTTTTTGTTATTGAGCAAAACCGTTGGGGAGAGATATCAGTTACGGCCTATGATCAGCTGCGGTACTTAAAATGCAATGCAAGCTACAGCTTTATAAATAAAACGCTTGGGGAAATCATTCAGCAAATTGCAACAGATATGGAGCTTAATACAGGTGAGCTGGAAGACACCGGACACTCGTTTGACAAGCTGACAAAGGAGAATACTTCATGTCTGGATATCATTGAATACGGACTTATGTTAACTCAATATAAAACTGGTAAAACCTTTGTATTTTATGATGATTTCGGAAAGCTATGCCTTAAGGAAGCCCAGAATATGAAATCAGATATCCTGATTGGAGATGGAAGCGTTATAACCGATTACACCTATAAATCAGATATCGATACAGATACGTATAATCAGGTGAAATTGGTAAAATCAAATAAGGATACCGGTCAGGTAGATACTTATATATTTAAAGATCAGACAACAATTAAAAAATGGGGTTTACTCCAGAATTTTGTTAAAGTGGATGAGAATCTAAACGATGCCCAGATTAGTGAGCAGGGAAATATTATGATGGCATATTATGATCGGGTATTAAAAACAATAACCATAAACGGTGTCGGCGGAGCACCGGATTTAAAAGCAGGTGCAATGGCTTACTTTAAACTTAAGGATGTACCAGAACTGAAAACCAGGTACTTATTAATTCTGGATAAAGTAAAGCACACCTTTGCCGCCGGAGAACACACAATGAACCTGGAAGCCAGGATTGTTGATAAGGAGGTATATTTGGGTGGAATTAATTGAAAGACTGCAATCCATTATTATTGATACAACAAGAGCCCTGGATTTACTTGATACAGGTTATGCGACTGTTATCTCGGCCTCACCCCTTACACTTTGTATAGAGGCAACAAGGTTAAATGTTACGGAACCGGTGGCAGTGATGACTGATAATGTACGATACAAGGCTGTTACCGTTCAGGGAGAAACTGTAGTAATTAATAAAGGTCTGAAGCCAGGAGATAAGGTTTTGTACTTAAAAGCCAACTCCGGTCAGAGCTACATAGTAATTTCGAAAGTGTAGGTGAAGAAAAAACATGGCAACATTGCCGGATTCATCAAGTGCATTTTTATATGAAGGCGAGAAGAGAGAGTATCCTACGGATACATATCTGGTTGACAAAGGAACTGGGACAATCAAAAAGATGGGACAAGGTCTGGAGGCCATGAAACAGGCGGCTGATATTATATTGAGTGTGGAACGGTATGAAAACCAGATCTATTCTTCAAATTTTGGCAGAGAGTTAAAAAAACTGGTGGGTAAGCCGCCAGAATATGTGACAAGTATGTTAAAACGGCGGATCAGAGAGGCATTTTCCGTAGACTCTCGGTTTTTGTCAGTGGATAACTTTGTCTTTGAGATAACTGACACCGGTACAATAAAATGCGGATTTCAGTTAAAGACCGCGTTTGGTACTCTTTCAGAGGAGGTGGAAATTTGATTGATTTTAGTAATAAAACTTATGGAAATATATTAAGCAAGCAGCTAAAGCGTGTACCAGATACCATAGATAAGAGAGAGGGATCCATAATTCAGACCGCTCTTGGACCGGAAAGCTGGTATCTGGAGGGCTTGTATCTTGATCTGGACTCTATACAAAAGAATGCTTACGCCGAAACTGCCGGAGGTAGCTTTCTGGATTTACTAGTGGCGGAGCGGGGAATTGAGAGAAAAGCATCTACTTATGCATTAAAAAAAGGTGTGTTTAACAGAACAGTTCCCGTTGGTTCTCGTTTTTCTGCCCTTACAGGTGATGGATATCTGACTTATCGGGTTACAGAGTTCATTGAGCAGGCGGCTGCAGGTTATACTTATAAAATGAGATGTGAAGTAGCCGGAGAAATTGGCAATAATTATACCGGTCAGTTGACAGCAATTGATTATGTCACCGGACTGACTTCTGCAGCGCTTACTGAACTTTTATTGGCAGGAACGGAAGAAGAAAAGGACAGCTCTTTGCGGGAACGGTATTTGGCAACATTTGATGTACCATCATTTGGAGGTAATATAGCGTCTTACCGGAATGCGATTCTTGCCGTTAACGGAGTAGGGGAAGTACAGGTCTATCCCTCATGGAAGGGAGGCGGTACGGTTCTATGTAGCATTCTTGACGGTAATATGCGTCCAGCTGGCACGGAACTGATACATGCGGTTCAAGAGTCAATTTGTCCGATGGAAGAGGGAGGAGCAGAGCCGGCGGCGAGTGGTTATGGGTTTGCTCCCATTGGGGCAGCAGTGACGATTGGTACGGGTACTGAATTGAACCTGGATATTTCTCTCTCTGTCCAGTTCCTTAATAATGTCCCAGATGGCGGTTCAGGCTATAAAAGTCAGATAGAAAAGAAGATAGAAGGATATCTTAACTCAGTTCGGCAGTCATGGGGAACCATGGTAAAAAGCCAGAAAATACAATATGCCGTAACTGTGTATATATCCAGAATAATTTATGCAATTCTTGATATTCCAGAGGTAGTAAATGTAACGGAAGTGCTCATAAATGGCTCAGCTTCTGACGTGGTATGCTTGGAAAATACCTCCATACAGCAGGTGCCAGTATTAGGGAAGGTGACGGTAAATGGCAGTTGATTTGAAAATACTTCTTCCGGAATGGTTCCAAAATATAGTTGAATTTAATGAACTGTTGGAGACAGAGGCGACAGAACTGGAAGAGGCTGAAGACTGTATTCGATCTGTGAGAAACAATTGCTATATACAAACTGCTGATGAAGCTACAATTTTGCTTCTGGAAAAAAGGTTTGGTATTATTTATCAGGGAGAAAGTCTGGAATTCAGAAGAAGTCGTATTATGCAAAGATATAATACAGTAGTTCCCTTTACGATTGGATTTTTAAAAGACCGTCTGACTGAGCTTTATGGTGTGGATGGTTATGAGGTTAAGGTTGATGGTAAAAATAACTTAGTTGATATTATAATTACCTCTGATCGTTATGGGGCTGTTGATCTCCTTTATAATTTGCTATGGGATATTTTGCCTGCGCATATACAGATTACAGCCAGGCAGGTGAATACAAAGAATATGGCCGGCACATTAAATCTGGGAGCAACGGTGAGTGGAACCAAGATTATCACAATTTAAGGAGGTTTTATGGGACAATATAATAAAGCAGTTTTGACGACTGCTGGAGAGAAATTAATCGCTCGGGCATTGGCTGGAGAAATAAAGCTGAATATTACCGAGGCGAAAACATCTGATTATGTGTATTCCGTCAGCACAGATTTTAAAAGTCTGACGGATATGCAGGAAATCCGGCAAACTATTCGTAAACCGGAGACAACTGTGATTAAAGAAACAATGATACAGACCAGGGTGTTGCTTAGTAATGAAGAGATTACGTCAACCTACTACATTCATAATATTGGTTTATATGCTACGGACGGGACTGAAGAGGTCCTTTTTTGTATTGTAACGGCAGAAACACCGGATGAGATGCCACGGTATAATGGGGTGGCTTCTACATCTTATATTTATAATATACAGAATGTGGTGGAGGATGCGGGTGAGATTAGTATTACAGTTAATTCTGCTGGTGTTGCTACGATTCAGGATGTAAGGGAACGGGTGGAGGCTACTGGAGGGGATATTTCGGAAACAGTGATTAAAACTCTGGATAATATAGAGGATAAGTACCCCATTCCAACTACAGGTGACAATGTTAAGCGGTTTTTTGGAAAAGTGCTGACATTTCTCAGAAACATAAAACCTTTAACCAGCGATATCGCACTTTATGTATCTGCAAATACTGGATCTGACATTTTTGGCGACGGGAGCCAAGCTAAACCATATAAGACAATACAACATGCTGTTGACATAGTACCTAAAGATCTTGGCGGAAATGAAGCTATAATATATGTTGCCTCAGGTAACTATGACGAACATATCAATTTAGTATCTTTTAGAGGAGGCATACTAAAGTTATATAGTGATACAATAGATACACTATCAAATACCTGTAAAATAAAATCTTTAGATGTGAAATATTGTAGTAGCTATGTATTTATTAATGGCTTTACATTTACAGATAAGGATGCAGAAGCAATAATAGTATGGGGGTGCTTTAGTACACATATAAATTCCTGCCAATCCGTTATTCAATCAAAAAACAAGCTCGGCATATATTATGGAGAATCCCAAGGTGGCATTAATTGTTGCAAATTTGCAAATAGACTTACGGCGTTACAAGCTATTAATAGTCGAATTACTTCTTACAACTGGGACTCTGGATCGACAGGAAATGATTATGGATTACAGAGTTTCAACGGTTCTATTATAATGAAAATTGGCACACAACCCATAGGAATAAAAAAGACGGAATCATCTGGCGTGGGTGGTGCTTTTTTTAATGAGAATGGTACTCAAGTTACAGGACCCATCACTTCTAATCTTATATGCAATTGGGGTACACTGTCAGGTGGGTATGTTAGACATGGAAATTTGAATGGTGATTCACTGGTGACAATTCAAATAGGTTTAGTAACAAACACAAATATATCTCCGGGTAATACCTATTTAATAACAGGCTTCCCAGCTCCCGCAACCGGTAATTGTATAGTAACGTTTGGACCACAATATGTTGTAGAAAACTGTTATATACAAGGCAATACAATTTATTTTACTCCAAAAGTATCGGTTAATAGCGTTGCTGGTTTCCTATTTAGTGCAACCTATTTAGCAAATTAGGTTTTATACAAGCAAATTATAAAAATAGGGTATTACTTAATTACACAATTTTGTGTCATTTAGCAATACCCTTTCTACAAAAATTAATATAGAAGCTGCGTAAGCCATGAGATCATACAAGACATAATTGATAAAGCATCTCAATATCTCAATATATGGACCTGGGACAATTACCAGGTCCATATATTACAATCTTATCACCTATATAATATTAGTAATTTAAACTACTCATTTATATATATTCATATTATGACCACCCTATCAATCAATTAATACCTATTTCAATTATCATTTAAATGCTCTTTCTTCAATCCATTAAATTCTGATTCCAACTGATAATCATTTTTCTTCTTTATATAAGCCCCAATCCCATTTTGAAAGGATGGCTTCACAAATATATAAATCCGATACATCAGCCGAATTCCCCAGGACAAAGAAAACATAAAAGCTATTAAAACTTTCGTCTCACGATCCCAGACTAAAATCATAAAAGCAAAACACATTAGTATAAGAATATAGATAAGATTTCTCTTTATTGCAAGTCTACGTTTTGCAAGTTTCATAATGGTTTCGTCATCCGAAGTTTGAATGCTCTTTGTTTTTTCAGAACTCTCATTTGTTAAAGAATGAATAGATTTGGTTATAGTATTTTCTGTAGCCAT